GAGAAGCTTATTCATTTTGGTGCAAAAGGCTATGGACACAATTATTCATCCGCTGCTCGCAAATCATTCCGAGCCCGACATAAGTGCGATAGCGCAAGTTCTAAGTTTACAGCACGATACTGGGCATGTAAAAAACTATGGTCAGGCCCAGGAGGTTCTACCAAGAGTTCTCCCAAAAGCAGACAAGGAAAATATTAGTATATTTGTAGAATAAATAATAAAAAGAAAAATCATGCCCACAGTAAATTACAAACAAGGTTATAATGATAGACTAGATGAGTCAATTGGAGCTAGAGATGGAAAAAAGTCTCAGTCTATGAAAGACAGAAGAGACGAAAGCAAAGGAATGTCTAAAAAAATGTATGGTCACGCTTACGGAGCGGATTCAAATATGAGCTATAGATATAGCCCAAGTTGGAAAACACACCATCACTTGAAGTAAAATGACAAAGCTAACAGGATTTAAAGCTAATGCTAGAAAAATAGCGAGAGAAAGAGGCATATCTATAAAAGAAGCTAGTGCTATACTAGCATCTTCTACTCGTGGTGCATCGGCAGCAGCAAAACGTAAAAATCCTAATCTTAAAAAAGTAAAATGAAACAAAGGGGTTTTGGAGACACCGTTCATGCTATTACAAAATACACAGGCATAAAGGCTGTAGTGGATAAAGTAGCCAAAGCAACAAACACCGACTGTGGGTGCGACAAAAGGCGTGACACCTTAAATAGAATAATACCTTATCAATAAAAATTATGGCATATCAAAAATTACAAGCTTATAGAGCAGCAGCAGTTACTCCAAGTGATACTGTAGATATACCTAGTATATCAACTGACCCAGGTGCTGGAAAAAACAATGGAGCCGTATTGTTTGTTGGTGGAGCGGGAAACATAAAAGTAAGAACTGCTGGAGGTGACGATGTCACTTTTAACGGAATAAATTCTGGTACTTTTATGCCTATTCAGGTTCTTAGAGTATTCTCTACAGGAACGTCTGCCACAAACATACTAGCATTATGGTAATAGGAATAGTAATATGTTTGTACTCGGTGTAGGCAATTTAATATCGATTGATTTAAACTCTCAACGGCCACCAATTGGCAGTGAGGAAATATTAACAGAATTAAACATACAAATGGTTAGTGAGGCTAACTTACAAGATTTAATAACAGAAGCCCCTTAAATAATAAAAAATGGCAGTAAAATTTTCACAATTTACAGTAGGCTCACAAGTATCAGACATTGATTATGTAGTAGGATATAAGTCTACTGCTAATGTGCAAATACCAATTGGGCTAGTTACAGCAAATACTACATATAGTATTGCTACAGCTCAAGCAGGTTCAAATGAAACCATTACCCTTACAGGTTCTGATTCTTCTACTGACAGTATTACCCTTACAGCGGGAAGCAACATTACCCTTACAGATGACGGAGCTGGAAATGGATTTACTATTGCGGCAACCGCGGCAGGCGTAAGTTCAATAACCGCAACTGCACCGATTAATGCAACTGCATCTACGGGAGCAATTACATTATCATTAAATGATTTAGGCGTTACTACAGCAAAGTTGGCTGACAATGATGTAACCTTTGCTAAACTAGAAAACAGATACACAGTTCTTTCCGCACTGGGAAGTGGAACTACTTTTGCACTTGATTTTTCCGCAGCAACAACATTTACTGCTGCCGCAAGCGGAGCCGCAACCTTTAACTTTAGCAATGCGGTTCAGGGCCAAGTAGTAGATTTAATACTAAGTGGAAACTTTACCATTACTTTTGCTGAGACTGGAAGCACTTTTAATAGAGTAGGCTCGGTAGAGTATGATGGAACTACAAACAACATACTACAGATTATTTGTACAGACGACTCCACGGGGGCAAAAGTATATCATTACTCAGTAGCAACATATCAAAGCGATTCAACACCAGGTTAATATGAAGGCAAAACTAATAGACGGAAATATTATAACTTACAAGCACTTGCCTAAGACATACACTAAGTCTGACGGAAGTGTTGTTCTTAATTTTCACACATCTGATACAGCAGAGCTAGAGGCCGAAGGGTTTTATGATTTAGTAAAACCTGGTTATAATCAACTTACGCAAGATAGAGGAGGGTTACAATGGGATGAAGAAAATAATATATTTACTTTTCCAATTACAGACAAAGATTTTGACGCTACCTATGAGGAGCGTGATGAGTCTGGTGAGCTAACGGGAAACATCTTGCCTGTTTATGATGTGGATGCTTTAAAGGCTACAACAATAAAAGGGTTAAAAAAAACCGCTGGGGCTCTATTGCAACCAACAGACTGGGAAGTAATAAGAAAAGCTGAACGAGGAACAGAAATAAGTACAGCTACTGCAACAGAGCGAGCTAAAATATTAACCGAGTGTGATAGAAAAGAAGCCGAAGTATCTGCTTTAACAACATATGCTGAAGTGTTACAATATAACAAAACTTTCTTTCCACCCTCTGAATCACCAGAATAAACATGAGTTTTAATGGACAATTACTTGCAACAGGAGGAGTAGCTGAATGCTTGACAGACTCAGTACAAGTATTTGGCGCTGACGGTGCATATAGCAGTAATAAATTACTTTATCAATTTGAAAATAATGTTACTAATGATGTAGGCTCTCCTTCAGCAACAAATTCAGGTGCAACATTTTCTTCTACTGCTAAATTAGGTTCTTATTCTGCTGATTTTGCGGGGACAACCCAGTGTATAAAAACAGGATATAGCGCAAACGATACATCTTTAACTCATTCTTTTTGGATGTATCAACAATCAATTACAGGTAGTTATAATGCCGTATTAGGAAACTATTCTAATGGAGGCTCAACATATGCATATTACCTGTGGTGTGATGACCCAGGTACAGCTCTCAACTGGAGGGTACATACAAGCAATTCAGCTCAAGTTGAAGTAACAGGAACAATATCTCTTAATACTTGGTATCACGTTGTTGTAACTTGGGCTGATGGAGTTGGTGCTGCTATTTATATAGATGGTAGTTTAGCACAATTTACCGCATCAAGTTTATCAAGACAACAAAATAGTAAAGAACTCGCTTTAGGTAGTATCGATGCCAGGGGGGTTAGTACTGTTGGATATGACGGACTAATAGACCAATACAGATATTATAATAGAGCAGTATCTTCTAGTGAGGCACAAACGCTTTATGCTGAAACAAACGCTACAACCTCAAACACAAACCTTTTTAACGAAGGTGCAGGTGTAGCTTTATACACTCTCGACTACGATGCTTCGGACGCTGGAGGATTATACGATGGCACACCTACTAATGTTGATTTTGGAGTAGATGGGCAAATAAATACAGGTGTACGTTATTCAGCATCCACTTCGAGTACAATTACCACACCATTATCAAGTTCAGATTTAGCTTCAAATTTTTCGGCTTCTTTTTGGAGTAAATTAGATAGTCCAAACAGTTTTCAAGTATTCAACGGACTTTATTCAAAATCGCCAATATCTAACCAAGGTTGGGTTTTTTATACTCAATCAATTAGTGGCAGTTATTACTTTGGATGGCTTTGGTATTATAATACATCCCAACAATATAATACTGTTTACAATAACAGTATTCCCATTGTGGCTGACACTTGGTATCACGTTGCCCTATCTTTTACAAGTGGCAGTCAGCCGACACTTTATGTGAACGGTGTTTCTTCCAATACATATAGTGGTGGCTCACAAACAAGTTCGCCAATTTATAATGCAGGGGCGGTATTTCAAATAGGTAATACACCAAACACAAATGTAGGGGCAGGAGATACAGACCAAGTTCGTGTATTCAACAAAGCGTTAGATTCAACAGAAGTAGGCACACTTTACGCAGAAACCGCTTGTAATTACACTTGCACAACCAATACAGTAAATTATCCTACTACAAACCTTGCATATTACAAATTAGACAACTCAGCTGATGACGAAACT